TGTCGGTCAGGAAGTGGTTAACGGCATAACCTTCCGGAATCGAACCGTTGCTCTTGATAGCGTTGATATCGTTATCAGCGGTAGCGACACGGAGTTCGGTTTCCAGCAGACGGGTAGCAACGAACATCAGAGCAGGCGGAACAATCAGCTTACGCGGCATAGCGGCAATCAGCAGGCCACGTTCGTCAGTCCAACCAGCGATTTGAATAACCGCGCTTTCCAGCGAGGTTTCATTCAGGTCAGCAGCGACCGCCGGGGTATTGCTATTGGTGCCACCCGAAATCAGCGGGTGCACAGTGCTGAACAGTGAAACGCCATCGCCGCCCGGATAGGACGGAGCAAAACCGTTGTTCAGAACGTTAGAAGCCTTGACTTGCTTGGTGTAAGCCATAGCGCGGGCCAGAGCCTTGGTATAACGAGCCGAAAGGCTGTCATACAGGTTGTCTTCGATTGCTTCTTCAGTAATCGAGAAACCGAGTGCAATGGTTTGGTTGTTATAACGAGTGGTCCATGCTTCTTGACCGTTGTCATAAGAAATTGCTTGACCTTCGTTCTTAACCGGAGCAGCCGAAAAACCCGACAACTTAACTTCTTCTTCGAATGAACGTTCCGAAGTTTCAGTTTCGTAGATTTCCTTGTGCTCTTCGCCATAACGCTTGTACTCAAGACCGAACAGGGCGTTCAGGCCCGGCAGGAGTTCTTTAAGTAGTTGTGCGCGAGAAATAGCCATGATTCGCTCCTATTAGGTCGCAACAGCAGCGCCCGTACCGTTGTAGTACGAATGCCAACCGAAGTTAAACTTAACCAGCACTTCCGGCGAACCTTCAAACGTCAGGGTGGTAGCCGACGCAAGGTTGGCTGCAACCGAGAGGGTGAGGTTAGTGCCAGAGATTGCCGAAACATAAGTGCCGGCAGCAATACCAGTGCCAGTTACGCTCATGTACGGAGTGATAGCCGAATTAGCAGCAGCCAGAGTTACGGTGGTGCTAGAACCGCTAGTGGTGCCAGATGCGGTGGTAATAATGTCCGATTCCGGAACAATGCCAACAATGCGCATAATCTTGGCAGTAGCAGCCGGGGCGGCGCCGCCAACAGCAACAGCCGAGTCGCCCGTCGAGGTCGAGCCGGTGTTTTGCAGCAGGCCAGCATTCTTGCCAACAGCCCATTGACCAACGTTAACAACCGTGGTGCCGGAACTACAGGCAACGGCTTGGAAAATTGCATCGGGGTCATCGCAAACATAAGCGATAGCATCCGAAGCAACAGTACCTTGCGGCCAGTATTGGGCGTTAATGGTTTGCTTGGTCGAGGGATTGGTGTATTGGCAGCCGAGGAACACGCCAACAATACCGGCGGTTGCAGAGGTGCCGCTGGTGGTTCCGTTAACGACCAGAGTGCCGTCCGTCGTCAGTTGCACAACATCACCATAAAACAGGCTGGCGTTGTAGCCACTGGCAATCGGGAACATACGGGTCGAACCCGCAAACACTTGTCCGCCAATCAGATTCACCGGCTTTAGCCCATAAGGGGCAGAAACAGTCGGGTAAGCCATTTTTTGACTCCTTGTTAATTAAATGCCGTTAACCACGTTCAGAGAACTTAGCCATACGGCGGTCATTTTCACGCATATAACTTTGTTCAACAGATTCCATTTGGTCCCTGTTGCGCTGGAGATAATACTCATTGCGTTCTTCAACCATTGCGGTCGGCATCTTGCAAAGAGTAAGACCGCCAATTTCAACATTGCTACCTTCAGAAGCGGTTCCAAAGGCATACAACTTGAGTTCGGGGTGGTCGCTTAACTTGACCGGTTCCCAGCCCTCACGGAAACGTGCACTCACATTGGTGGGGTCGGCAGCGCCCATAAGGCTAGTGCGGACCCAGCGAAACTTATAACCCTCAATCGGCTCGGGAGTCGGAAGAACTGACGGCGGCTTCCAACTACGATTGCGTTCCGTGTTTTCACGGGCTTCAAAATTACGAGGACGACGGTTATCCATTGCGCTTCTCCAGTTCAAGTTTCTGTTTCGCGTAGACTTCAATAGGCAAGTTAAGGCGACGAGCCAGTGCAACTTCGCTCGATGAAAGCGTTACCTTTTTAGAGGGATTGCTTCGTGCGGCGGAAGCCACAACTGTCGCGGGGCGTTTGTTCTGTTGACGCGCAGGTTCTTGCTGGAACTTGTGCGGAAACATTTGACGCATACGGGAATCAAGTTCCCGATAATATTCATCAGATTGCGGGTCGTAACCCGATTCGACCAGTTCTTCGTGCGTCCCCAAAGCGGCCCCGGTCATTGACCTGTCAACCCAGAACCAAGGATTACGTTCCTTCCACGCTATTGCTTTCTGGTCAACCTTTGGCGGACGATTAGTTGCTTCATCAGCAACTTGTTGAATATTTACATCATTAAAATCATTTTGTAAAGCACGCGGTTGATAAGATTCAATTTGAACCTTAGTTAATTGTGCTTTATTAAATTCTTCCTGAGCAGCAATTTCAGCTTCAATATCGCCAACCGATTTTGCTTCTAACAATTTGCGCTTAGCAATTTCATATTCATATTGAATACGTTGTTTGGCATTTTCCATAAATGCCTGTTCGCCATTTTGCAAATGTTGTTTAAGCGCTTTGTTTTGCTCAAGTGCTTGTTTTGCAAGATTAATTGCTTCTTCACGCTCGCGCAGCGCGGCTTCTTTAGCGCGGCGTTCATCATGTCTGGCGTGAGTTAACTCTTTGATTCTGTTCTGAACATTGGTGCTGTAATTACGCACCTCATCGTCATCCGGGTCTTCAACGTTTTCAGCCGCGCCCCGGTCACGGTCTTCTTCTGGAGTATCGTCTACAACCTCAACTTCTAGGTTTTCATCAGATTCAACCTCAAAAGACGTTTCTTCATTTTCATAAACGTTATTTTGGTCTTCCATTTTATTTCCTTTGCGTGCTATGCACGGGTGTAGCCGCGCGGGTCATCAACAACGGCTTCGACGCAATCGTCATTAATCAGACGAAACTCTCGACCGTGAACTTTGAACCGCGTACCTGTATATGCCCGAGTAAGAATAAAGTCGCCTTCCTTACACCACGGACCATTTGGGAAACGTTGCTTGTCGTTATAACAATCAGCGCCCATTTTGATGACAAACAAAATAACCGAGGAGTGCTCTTCGGTTTTTAATGTGGTGTCCGCCTTCAAAATACCGTTGGAAAACTTATCTTCTACTTCGGGCAATGCGCACAACATTTTGTAGCCGCGAGGCTCTGGCAGTTGAGTGGCCTTTTCTTCAACTTCATCAGTCATTCTTAATTTTCTCCGCGAGGTCTAAGATGGCTTCCTCTGCGACTTCAAGACCCCGAATAAGGCCGCAAAGGTATTTGTAATGCGTAAAGTCCTTGCAGTTGTCCCGCGCAATGTATTCGCGGTGCGATGCAAGTTCTGTACGAATTACCTTCAACAAATATTGGAGGTCATCCATTATCTAGCCCTGTTTTTGCCGGCTTCTATGCCGATTTTTGCGCCTGCAATTTGTTCCTTGCTGGCGTTATTAACAATGGTGCTTGCTGCTCGTGCACCAACATTTGCGCCCGCAATACGTTCTTGCGAAGCGATACGTTCGCGCTCACGCTCATCGCGCAAGCGAATTTCTTCTGCTTTAAGTGAAATCTCTGCTTGGTCACGCTGCATCTTGGCCTGCACTTCAGTTTCTTTAATTTGAAGTTCTTTCATGGCCTGCATAACAATTGGGTCTTGCATAGCCTGTTGATTCTGCTGCTGTTGAACTTCCGCTTGGTCTTTCTGTAACAACTTGGAAGCGGCCTGCGCAATAACCGCAGACATTTGATATTCAATATCTTCCGGCAGTGGCTCATCAGGGTCGGGCAGCGGAGCGCCAATCTGTTCTTCAATCTGACGGCGATAAATAAAGCCAATATGTTCTGCAATATGCGCTTGAGCAGCAGCCATAACCTGCTGGAACATCGGCGCTTGACCTGCAATTTGTTGCAGTTTGGGGTCTTGGATAAACGCCATATGTGTAGTCAAGTGCGCTTCATGGTCTTGATATGCAAAGGCTTTTACTGGCTTCATAACCATGATTGCCATGTTTTCGCTGACCGGGTCTTTCGGCTTCATGTCATCAGCGGTTGGCACCAGTTTGTCAACATTCTTGATGCCTAGCGTGTTCAGCATTTGTTTGTGCAGATTGGGCAGGTCATAAATCTGCGGCGCGGTAGACGCTAATTGCAGAGCAGCCTGATACTGCACAATGCGCTGTGACATGGTTGCGGCGTTCGGGTCGCTAACCGGAATGATGTCTGTGTGGTCATAGTCCGATTGCTTGACATAACGCGACTCACCTTCAACATCGTATGAGTATTCTTCAGATGTGTAGTCGCGAATGATTTGGGCCAGCAACTTAAACTCTTGTTTAAGCGCATAGTGCACGCGAGCCTGAACAGCACTCATAACCTTTAGGGTGCGTTCTAGAATCGCAAGAGTGGTACCAACAGGCGCTTGCGAAGACATGTCCGACACCTTCATGTCGGAGATAGATGCAAAGCGTCGGCCTTCCTCAACAATCGTGTTTAAAAGCCCTGCAAGCGTTTGGCTAGGTTCTTTGTAGGGCAGAGGCAGGATGTTGTCGCGGATTGCACCGCCCGGCACATCTACGTCACGCCACTCACCCGGAGCAATCGGTGTGTCATCGCCGATGATACGAAGACCACGCGCCTTTAAACCACCGGGAAGATTGGATAAGGTTCCCGCATCAACAAGTTGACGCAGCAAACCAGTAGCGCCACGAGCATGCCCACCAATAAGATGCAGTAAACCAAAACCATAAAAACCAAACCCATTGATGTACGGGTAGTGCACGAAATGCATTCTGGCTTGTTTGAGGTCGTCATCTTCTTTCCAGTTACGGCGGATAGACAGAATCTCGCTGTTGCCTTCATTGATTGTGACGATATACGGCAGAGCAATACCAGTATGCTCACCATCTTCATCAACGTCTTCATAGCCCTCAAGGTCAAGATAAGTGTGGATTTCTAGTAAGCGGTAACGGCTATCGTTTACAGCATCAATGCCCTCAATCTCATTCTTTTTCTTTTGGATGTTATGCACATCACGCGGCGGGTCGCCAAGGTCGATATCGCGATAGAAACCAGCAACTTGTAGCTTGCGGATTTCATTCTTTGTTTTGCGCATGCGATGTGTGATGCGCTCGGACGTTTCAAGCGACGAAGCACCATAAGAAACAATGATGTCGTCCGCCGGAACAAACAGCGATACCTGACGGTTAAGGTTGGGGTCAAAGTAAACCTTCTTAAATGCCGAACCCATAAGACATTGCGACCAATACAGCCGTTCTTGTTCGGTGCGCCACTCAACCATTTGATTCATAAGCCGATAGTTCATGTCGTTACCAACACGTTCGGCGGCGTCTAACTTATCTTTTGTTTCTTTGCCAATAACTTGCGTTTTGACCGGACCCTGTGCAGGTACGGTCTCCATAATCATTTCGGCTTGATAGCGGACCACAGCCTCCGACAGCATCGGATGAGTGATTCCACAAGCGCCTTCCCACGGTTCTGCACGCTCTTCCAACCGCAAACCAAGGAGGTCCATGCCTTCCTGAATCGTTGTTTCCCAGTCTTTGCGTGAATTGAGGTCATCTCGGTATTCTCCAGTTAATTCTGAAGACAATGACTGCAGATAACCTTCTTGCAAATACTCTGCAAGGTTTACGTCAAATTCATTTTCTTCAGTTTCAGGTTCAGGCTCCAACATTAATTCAATACCGCCAATACCAATTGAAATCGACTCAGGGTCTTCAATCTCAATTTCAATAGGTTCAACTTCCATATCATCGGAAGGAAGCGCCATGTTTTCAACATTGGTTGCCATGAATAATCCTTATAAATCAGTAAAAAGCCTTCTTTCTCCTGAACCAGCGCACTGGGTCCGGTTCATCGCTCGCAAGGCGAATAAACCCGCCCTGCCTAAATCTTAGTAACGCCTGAGTTGTGGAGTCTGTTAA